TAGATTACCCCTGGTATACTCATAGTCCTTACGAATGTCCTCACTACTTGACCTGACTTTTTCAATCTTATTCTCGATATCATGCTTATGGACCTCCACTTCAACCTCTGTTGGTTGAATATCAAATGTTTCATTTAGTTTATCAAACTTGTCAGACATAAGTCAACCTCAGAAAACACTTCCATTGAAACCAAAATCATCACCAAACTCGATAAGAGCATCATCTGCTGCAGTAATGCTATTCACTGCAGCACCAAGAACATGATTTTGTGGTGTGGTGTTATCTTGTGCTCTTCTAACAGTGATCTTATTGCCAGTTACTGATTCAACATACATTTCTTCTTGACCAACATAGATGTATGTCTGTGCTGTAACTGCAGTTCCATCTGCAACATCAAGAACGGTTTCAACAAGATTGACATTTTGTGCCAATGTTGTGACAACACTGCCATTATAATCTTTGGTTGCTCTTGGAGTAACTTGATATGTGAGATCTCTTGCAGCTGCTTGTGTTCCTCTTGAACCAGCAATGTAACCAACAGATACCTTCTTGATGATATCTCCAGTAACATCTGCAATAGGACCAAACAGGTAAACTTTTGCAGTGAAGTTTAGAGTATAGATAAGTGCTCTTCTTGTATCAAAGTTGCCTTCATAATCATCATCAATTTCAATAGAATCTAATTGGATGGCAACATCTCTCTTTTCTTTTAAGTTCCCAAGAAAATTAATAGGGAGACTGTATGATGGTTGAAAGTATGGGAGAATCTGTTCAATAATTTGAAGCATATCATCATTCAACTTTGTCATGATTGAAAGTTTGAATGCCATATTATAAGGAACTGGCATGTAGTTCCTCTTCAAATTTGCACCATCAGGAGTCTGATTGATAATAGTTTGTATTTGAGTAGACTTACGAGTTGGATCATAAGTAAGACCAATAAATTCAAATGACATTCTTGGCAACGTCATTTGAATTGGTTTATTCAGATCTGCCTCTTGCTTCATTCTTGCAAGAAACTTCTGAGTTGGTCCATAAGCAAGAGGAACCTGGATTACACTAAAAGTGTCATCACTAGCATCCTTGTGCTTAATTTCGATTCCATTGAAGAGAGAACCAAATCCAATAATTACAGATCTGAAGATCTCGTTATAAAAATACTCAAACATTACTCTAGTTGTTTGTATATCTACTATTTAACAAACTATTTAAGGCATTCCAAAAGGATTAGTTTCACTAAAGTCTATGATTGAATCTGCTTCAGTCTCAATAGTATCATTATCTGCAAATCCACTTACAAGATCATCCGTATTTTGTACTCCTATAGTGTAGTATGCTCCAGACTCTTGACCACCAATGATTTCTCCTGGAGTAAATGTTCCATCAACAATAGAAATCTCAAGTTGATTTGTAGATGCAGTCCACTTCTTAACTCTTGCAGTTGTGCCAGAAGTTTGACCAGTTACAATTTCATTGAAGATGAAGGTTCCAATACCAATTGTTGCTCCAATTCCTGTTGGCGGATCAATGATGACAGCAGGTCTTGAAGTGAGTGCATATCCAGCACCTGCATAACTTACATAAACAGCAGTTACAATACCAGCAGTATTGATAATACCAATACCATAAGCACTTGAGAATCCTACAGGACCTCTGTTGTCAAATGTATAATTTGTTTGGTCAAAGCTGTTATAATTGACATCAAATGTTGGGTAATTTGGAATTGGTGCATCAAATGTAACCCTTGGATTCGTGGTATATCCTGCACCACCATCTGTGACTGTAATGATGCCACTGATTGAACCTGATCCTGTAGTTGTCTCAATACTTGCAGTTGCAGCAGCACCAACTCCTGTATCACCATCACGTGTTTGAATTGTGATCCAAGGGGGAACAGTATATCCGCATCCAGGATTGATGAGATTGATAGCCTCAATCTTTCCACTATTGCTGAAACCTCCACAACCAATGTAACTTGTGGTGATGGATGCAATACCAACAGCTGTTACTCCTCCTGCAGGTGCTGAAGAGAATCCAATGATAGGTTGTTTTGTATATCCACTACCCATATTAGTAATATGGACTCTAGTAACTGCACCATCCCCACAGAATGTTGCAACTGCTCTAGCAGTTCTTCCTGTTCCAACTAAAGTAAGTGTCTGAATGTAACCAAGTTGTTCAATCTCATTATCAATCTCATCAACACTAGTATCAATAACTTCATCTTCATATCTGAAGAGTGAGCATCTCAGTGTGTAGACATAATTTTTTTGTAGTTGATAGAATGGTTGTTCGTGCTCAACATACTTAATTTCAAATAATCTGTCTCCCAATGGGAAATAAATCAGGTCACCTTCCTTTGGTCTGGTTTCTAATTCAATATTAATAATATTTTTAGCCAAAGGTGTAATATAATTTGAATATCTTTCTTGAGAAATAATAAGAGTCAAATCATCCAACTCTTGAATACCAAACTTGGAAAGGATTGTTCCTTGTCCACCATATCCTTCATAACTGTCAACGTATGCCTCTAGTGGATATGCATTTGTAAACTCAGATTGGATAACCTCTCTGATTACTGTATTTGTATTTGCATATATTCTTGGCAAATAATAGACTTCAACGCCATACATCCTCAACTGTTCGTTGATTAAGTCTTGAACAAGACTTTGCTCTGTTCTAGAACCCTGTTGAAAAAATGGATTGAGCATCTAATTAACCTATCATATCTAATGGGGGCAGTTCATATGTGGTTGGCATTTCTTGGAGAATGTCATCAATTTCTTTCTGTCCATCATCATAGATTTGTCTTCCATTGAGTTCCACACCACCAGGAAGTTTGACTCCTTGAAATTTAATCAAGTTCATGCCCCACTGCCTCTTCATTAAAGCAGTCAGATACTTCTTAACAAATCTATCATTCCAAACTCTATTGAACTCATTGCCATCCATTTGCTGCCAACAGTCAAGAATGATAATTTCACCAACTCTCAGATTAGACCAGTCAATATCAAGGTACAGTCTATCTTGTCTGATATTGAATCTGATTTGCTTGTGTGTATTGAGAAGGAAGTTCAGAGTTTCCAAATAACTCATTGCCATAGAATATGACAAGAGATCAGTAGTTCCCCAGTAGTAAATGTCATTCAAGAACAACTGATACTTGAAACTGAACATATTTGACATACTCAATGATTGAGCATTGTCATATTGGAAAATTTTATTAACTCCAATGATGTTGGGAGGAACCTGAAGATAATTGGAGTTTTGATAATATGTAAATGTAGTTGCTGTTCCTACAATATTTGCAGTTGCAGATGTTGAAGCAATACCAACTGATCCTCCGGCCTTTCCAGGAGGACGTGCTTTTCCTCTATCTACATCTGCCTGAGTAACTTCATACTTCAGGTAGACCTGTGTGACACCATCATAGTGTCTTTCATTATACATCTGAATAGCATCATCAACCAAATCACTGATTTGCTCATCAGCAATGTTGATTTCTAATACAGGAGCACCTAACTGTCGCAGGGAATAATCAATTAATTCTTGTCTAGTAGAAGGCTGCGCCATTTATATGATGAAACTTTTTTCTATTTATAACCTACCCTTGAATTACTTTACGTAGGAGTTCTTTGATTTCATCCAGATCTTGTTTGATGTTTGCCATCTCAATCTCCATAGAATCAACTTTTTCCTTTTCGGAATTCATCTTCTGTCTAGCAGAAACATAAGATTCAAATTCAAGATGGTTCTTATTTACAATAGCATTAGTTTTGCTATCTCTATAAAAACCATCTTTACCCTTTACTGGAATAAGTGTCATATTATGCAAAAGCAATTGCTCTGAGATTTCTGAATTGTGGGACAATTGCAGAATTTGTGGAGGTTCCAATGATCTTAATGCGGAATGATGTAAATGGTGCCAATCTATCAGCAGTGAACTTATAATCTGTAAACAGATTCAGGGATGGATTTGGTTGATACTGATCAGTCTTTGATGTAAAGATGTCAGGGGTTCCATCATTGTTTGCTGGATTGATTACTTGTCCATTTGGATCAACATTGTTGTAGCCTGGGAAAGGAACAAATACAGTTTCATCTACATCTGTATCTTGATTCAGTGCATAAAAGACTCTTACATCATTGTATGTGCTGACATATGAATCAAGGAGAACTTGCAAAGATGTTGCAGGATTTTCAAGAACAATATTCTTGGTTACATAGATGAATCTATTTGGATCTTCACTTACAGTATTTACTTGCAAGTTGGTTGCATAGTTTGTAACAGGTTGGTTAGTTCTGTTTGAAGTAAAGATGACTGCAGTATTATTCAAGTCAATTGCAGGACTTAATCTGGAATCGCCAGTTGCAAGATTCATATTAATTGTGAATGACTTGTTTCCAGGCAGTGAAGTAGTATAATTGTTCTCATTGACCTGAGAAGCAACCATTCTTGCTGAATCAAAGTAGTTCTCTTGATTGAGAGCAATTGCCTGGAATCCCTTATCAATGAAGGAACTCTCTGTTCCATTGACACTAGATCCTGTAACTGTTCTTACAGCAGCACTCAGAGTTACACCTGTTGGGGTTGTGGTTCTGATATTAGGAATCAGAAGGTCAAATGGCAGGTTGTATGTTCCTTTAGCATTTGGTCCACCAGCAGTTTTTTTGGAGTTAAAGTGCAATTCTGGGAATGCAGTTTGTGAGGCAGACCTATCAATACCTCTGTCAGTATCAGACATATCAACTTTAACATGATAAGAATCAAGAGCGATTGGGTTAGATACTGTTACTTCATTCAGATTGTGCTCAGTATTGATTCTTCTGAGAGATACACCATTCAGTTCATACTTATAAACCAAATCAGAAGATACATGATTTTCAATGAGAGTATTGTCAATTCCTCTTGTGATACCAGTTAATGTACCAGCACCAACTCCAGTATATTTGATAATCTCACTTCCAATCTTAGCATAACCAGGATTTGTAGTAGCAACACTTACATTTTCAAATGTTCCAAAGATTGATGTGCTTGCAATAGAAATATCACCTGTAGCACCATTATTGTATACAGCACTTAGTGTGGTTGGTGTTAGGTCAGACTGAATACCTTTCAGGGTAACAAGGTTGGTATTCTGATACATTCCATGATTTCTTTGGAAAATCTTCAGGTGAAGTCCATCTGAATCAATTCTAATTGGAGTCTCTGGGACAACATTTCCACCAGCACTATAATTAAGTGTAGTTGTAACTCCACTGCTATTAATATACTTGAGGTATTGACCTGCTGAAGTTCCAAATCTTCCCTGAACTTCTTCAATAATCAGTTCATTGTTACCAGAGATACCAGCAACAGAAAGTCTCATACCAGAACCAAGTCCACCAGTACCAACTGTAATTGGTGTCAATACATCACCAATGGCATATCCTTTGCCTCCATCACTCAGTGTAGCACCAATAGCAACACCATTACTAATTGCAATATCTGCAGTAGCATTTAAACCACTACCTGTGACACTAGTAAGAGCAACACCAGTAAACACAAAGTAACCTGAAGCAGGAGTATATCCAACACCAGCATTGGTAATTGTCATAGTTCCTGTTGCAGAACCACCATAACCTACCAGTGAACCGGTTGCATCAGTTCCCTGCTGAATAATAGTGTTACCAAATGCAAGTCCAGTATCAGACAGTGTTGTGCCAAGACCAACTCTAATATTTCTTGGAGTAATTGTGATACCATTTGGTGTGATTCTCTCCAAATCAGTTGGCAGTTTTGGATTGAAGAATTGTACAGAACCTGATGGAACAAAGTTTGCTCTATAGAGAGTGAACTTGAGATCCTCATACTGGCTAGGTGTCCAGACAGCAGCATTCTGTGACTTAAACAGTGAACCAAGTAGGTTCTGAGAGGAAACAAGAACTTGACCTGCTTCTGTAGCAAGAGTTCTTACATCAGATTCGCCAAGTCTAGAAATCCAAACTCTATACTCTGTTGAGTGTGAGAGAAGAACCAGAGCATATTCTCTGTTACCTGCAAGGTAAACAGGTGATTCAAAATTGACTCTAGTTGGAACAGTGGCATCAGCAGATACTGTGATATCATCTGGATTGATATCAACTTCAGAATATGCAAGAACTTTAAGAGTTGGAGTTCCAAGATCTACTTCACGAAGTTGAACTGTAACTGGTTGAGTATCATCCTTAGATGAGAAATAAAGATCCAGACTGGTTACATAGATTCCACTTTCTTCATCAACCAGGAATGTTTGTGCTAGTGGGTCAACTCTTCTTGGAGGTGCAGGTTGAGGAATCTGAATGGTTGCAGAAGCACTTGCACTTGCACCAGCACTATCACCAATAGTTCTTGTTTCAACAAAACTATCATCAATTTCAACTCTTGCATTTCTCAGTGACAGAGTTACTTCCTGAGTATTATCAATGTCGCCTTGTGAGTAGAAGATTTCTTCTGCAGAAGTTGATGTCTGTCCTTGAACCTGTGTATTGATTGGGCTGCTAGTCAGTCTGAAGGTAGTTCTACCAGTTTCAAATGTTGGGTTTGCAGTGTTGGTTGCATCAGGAACTCTGTATGAACCAATCAGAGTACCAAGTCTATCAGATACAAGTCTTACATTTGTAACTGTTGCTTGTGCTCCACTGCTCTGACCTCTGAGAATCATTCCAGTTGCCAGATAACCTGCAAACTGAGGTGCTTCTTCAGCAGCAAGACTGAAAGTATCAATATTCAGAACTGTTGAAGTCTCTGAATAAGTTGCTGGAAGTGAATTACCTCTATCATATGGATTAGAGTCAAAGGTATCAAATGGATTATTGTAAGGACCGTACTTATGATTTGCTGATGCAACTCTAAATGAGATTGAGGGGATTCCACTATCAATGATTTGAGAAGTATTATCTCCCATTGTACCCTGAACAGTTTCACCAACCTGGAATGTGCCAGAGGTCATTTCAATCTCTACCAGTTTAGAGAGACAGAAGTTATTGACATCTACATTATCAAAGAATGAGTAAACTCTAGTAAATGGCTTCAGTTTGGTTGCAGTAAACTGAATGTTACGTGACCTCATGAAGTGAATGATATTTCTGCTGACAACTCTGTCACCCAGAGATTCAGTATCAATGACTTCAGTTACAGTATTTTGAGTTCCAGTTCTTTGCTGGCTGAGGTTGACTCCAACATTACCACTGACACCAACATTGACTGTTGTGCCATTAGCACTTGCATTCATTCCAAGACTGAAATTGACATCAACTCCAGTGGTTTCCCAAGAATTCCACAGAACAGGACTTACACCCTGTCTCAGACCATCAACTTCACTAATATTTTCAACTCTCATTGCATCTGCAATGGCATTGAATGAACCTTCCTGCAGAACATCTCTGACTTCCATTCTATTGACATCAATCCAGATATCAACAGTTGGTTCAAGTGTAATAGAACCATTATAGAAAGTGACAAGATAAGGAGTTACATTCTCAACTCTAGTGGCAAATGGTTGATCCAACCATTGGGTCTCAGTGTAGTCAAGAGTTACAACCTGACCAGTTCTCTTTGTATTGGCTCCAAGAATATCAGCAAATCTGGAATCTTGGTTTGCAGCAGTGGTTGTTCCAATACCAGCAATAGTTGTGTTACCAATTTCAAGATTGACTGCAGTTGTGTAGTGAGCAGGTCTCAGAACTCTCTTTCTAGTATCAATACTGTTTCTAACACCAACACCTGAATCTTGTGGTTCAGTGGTTGAGAAGTTATCTACAAATACACCAGACTTGAATCTATTCAAACCATTTGCATCAGATACAAACAAATTGAGAGTATCTGCTTCAAGTTGATTGAGTTGAGTATAATACTCAAGATTCTTAATCCTCTGCTCAAGTTTTGAGATATCAGTCATTTGATATCTCTTGTGCTCAACAAAGTCTACTCTTGCATCAGATGTATTGTAGAGGTATGCAGGCAGGTAAATATTGGCAATATTCAGTGCACCATTAACTTCATCTGGAAGTTGTGCTGTATCTGCAGGTGTTCCGTACTTAACTGAGAAATTTCCATTCTTATCAATGTAAACTCTATCAGCTCTTGCAAGATAGTAGTTATAGTCAACAGTAATTGACTCATCTGAAGCAAGAACATTCTTTGAACTGTGCTGACTATTTGTAAATGATCTTCCATCAAATTCAAATGGAGATCTAGCACCAGCAACAACACTGTACTCACTAACTCTTGGTCTGCCATCAATGATATCAGTGTTTCTAACCCCATTGATTGATGATACTTCAGTGCCATAGTCAAATTCAGCATATGAATTCGCTAATGTGATATCTCCAGTGTCTGAAGTTTCATAATAAGCATTATCAAAGTAGACAACAATCTTTCTAGTTGGTGCAGAAGAATTAACCTTTCTTATAAGTCTGGAAATATCATAAATTGATTCTCTTTGACCATTTGAAAGTGTAAAATCTGAGGTAATATTCTTGCTTCCAATATTGATACTATTTGCAACAGCATTGACACCAGAAGAAACAAAATTAATCACCTCTCCATTTTGGAATACTGTATTATTCTTATAAGTAAATCTAATGTTAGTGTCATTGACTCTTACAAGATAAGTTGCTCTTGCACCACTGATTGAACCTATAATTTCTTCACCAATGATGAGATCATTTGTAGTTGCAGTGGGACCATCCATTGATGCAGCAATCATTGATGGTGCAACAGGATTGTTAGTGTCATTGGATTCAAAAATGCCATGAATCTTGACAACATCGGGAACATTCAAGGAGATGATTGGGTCTTGAACTCTGGTTCCAAATGCATAGTCACCATAAGTCAAACCATCATTTAGAGTTGTTGAACCAGTTCCAGAAGCAGAGATTGATGACTTATTAACAATAAGACTATTAGCAATAAACTTTCTCTTAGTTTTTGCTGTAACTTGACTCTTTCTCAAAGTTGCAATAACAGTGGTATCAGGGTCATCTGTACCAAGACCATTGATTGTCAATTGAGTAGAACCACTGGTCAGTGAGAATTTATCAGCAGTCAGTTCTTCTGTTGAACCATCAGATCTAATAACAATATATCTTTCTTCATCAAATGGCAAAAATACCTCATTTACTCCTGCAGACAGAGTTGCAGTTGAATTGCTAGTAATAGATGTGTTATACTGCTTTCTGATTATAATACTTGCTCCAGTAAGATCTACTGAAGAGATATTTTTCTTGGGGAATCTGCTATACAAAGTAGCATTTGATGCAGCATTTCCATTTCCAGTATTTCCTTGATATCTGGACTCAACAACTGTCAAATCAGTAACTTCTGTTGCAGATGTTGGCAGAGAACCAATTCTATATCCAGAAACAGTAGTAACTGCCTCAATAGTAAAGGAAGTGTTATTA